GTCTCGCATTCCATCATAACGGAAAGTCGAGGGGTACGTAAATGGGAACACAAGATGAAATTTTATTGCAGCATGAGCTTGAAGTTATGGCCGGTATCCTGGAAAGCAAGTCGCAGTATCGCAAGATCGTTAAGGCTGGTATAGCCAAATGGGTCAAGGACTTCCAGGACGGCCGGATTGAGATTAAGACGGTGGATGACTTGAAGAAGCTGATTGAGATAGATATTGAGCTGCAGAAGGATGAGATTTAATCATCTTTTAACGCTTCTTCAATAAATCTTAAATGCTTTACTTTGAGTTTATTCTTTGCGTCTACAACATGAGAATGTGAAGTGAAAACAACAAAAATAATTAAGCCAATGACTATCAAATTTATAAACATGCTTAGACTGTTTGTAAAGTTGGAAAAATTCTTTCTGATTTCTTCAACAAATGTTACTTGGTCAATTTTCGTTGAATTATTATCTTTGAGAAATGCCAACATGGCAACTGAAATAGTTGTAGCAACTGTAACGGCAGAAATTGTAACCGTCAATATTAGTTTGTGGAAAGAATCAAACATTTGGGTCAACCAACTATTACTAAATTCTATAGACTCTAGCTCTAGTTTAATTAAATTAAGGTTTTTACGTGGAACAAGTTTATATTTTTGAAGTAGTAAGTCAGTTGAATATGCGAACCTAGATACTTTGTTCTTGTCTATTACTATTTTTGTATAGGTACTAACTATCTTTTTCTGAAAAAACCATAGGGTTAAATAATCCCATAGTATTAACAAAGCAAAAACTGCTGATATTTTATAAATCCACGGATCTATCAAAAGATTCGCCTCACCTTTTTATTATTATTATCGGTTCGGGGGTGGTGACATGTAACATGGCCAGAGAACGCAGTCCCGAGCGGGACAAGGCAAAGCAAATGTGGCTGGAGAGCGGCGGGACGATGAAGCTTAAGGACATCGCAGCTGCTCTTTCTATTCTGGACAGCAAAGTCCGAAAGTGGAAGGCGATGGATAGCTGGGAAGAGGAGCTTAAAGGGAGCGTTCCACATGAATTCAATGGGAGCGTTCCAATTGAATTGAAAGGGAGCGCTCCACATCGCGGCGCTCCCAAAGGGAACAAAAACGCAGTCGGTAATCGAGGCGGTGCTCCTCCGGGCAATCAAAACGCGAAGAGAAACAGCGGTGGTACCGGTGGACCACCTGGCAACAAGAAGGCAGTCACCACAGGCGAGCATGAAACCATTTGGTTGGATGCATTAACCGAAACCGAGCAGCAGCTCATCGATCAGGTGGACACTGACCCGATCATCCAGGCGAATGAATCCCTTTATCTTCTAACGATCCGTGAGCGCCGCATGATGCACCGGATCAAATCCCTGATGGATGGTTTATCCGAGACCGAGCGCAGTGTGCTCTATGAGATGAAGGCCATCAAGGAAGTCGCGGAGATCCATGATGAGAAGACCGGTATAACGAAGAAGATCCCGCACAGTCGAAATGAAATGATGGAGTCTAAGATTGAGGAGAAGGGCTTCCGCAAACTGGACGACATCGTGAAGTTGGAAGAGGCTCTGACTCGCATACAAGATAAGAAGATCAGAGCTATCGAGCTCAAGAACCGCCTAACTGATGACGAGAAGCGTATCCGCATCGAGACCATGGAGTATGAGCTGCAAATGTTGCGCGGTGGTGGAGGTAAGGAAGCCTTTGAGGATGATGGTTTTATCGATGCGCTGAAAGGCATGGCAGCGGGGGTGTGGAGCGACGATGGCGAAGCTTAAACTCAAACCAGCGGCGTTCAAGTGGTCCCCTTTCTCGAATAAGCAGCTTAAAGTGCTGACATGGTGGACACCTGAAAGCCCACACCACGATAACGACGCAATCATCTGTGATGGTTCCGTCCGGGCCGGCAAGACGGTCTGCATGTCATTCTCCTTTATCGCATGGGGGATGGACACCTTTCGAGGAGAACAGTTCGGCATGTCAGGAAAGACAATTGGTGCGCTACGACGTAACGTGGTCGGTCCGCTGAAACGCATGCTGGTCAGCCGCGGGTATCATGTTCATGACAATCGATCTGAAAATGTACTGACAATTACCCGGGGCTTAATAAGCAACCGGTTCTTTTTATTTGGTGGACGAGATGAAAGCTCACAGGATCTGATTGCCGGTATCACGCTGGCCGGGATGTTCTTCGATGAAGTGGCGCTCATGCCGAAGTCCTTCGTTGACCAAGCGACTGCACGTTGTTCCGTAGATGGTGCCAAGCTCTGGTTCAACTGTAACCCTGCAGGACCGTATCACTGGTTCAAAAAGGAATGGCTAGATCAGCTGCAGAAGAAACACGCACTGCACCTACACTTCACAATGGAGGATAATCTCTCACTTTCTGAGCGTGTACGGGAGCGGTACCGTCGCATATACAGCGGGATCTTCTATCAGCGGTACATCCTGGGGCTGTGGGTCATGGCCGAGGGAGTAATTTTCTCTAAGTTTAATGATGCAGTTCATAAGAAAGCCAGAGACTGGTTCCCGACCAAGTTTGATCGCAAATTCATTTGTATCGACTACGGGGCTAATAACCCGACGGCATTTCTGAAGTATGGAGTCCGTGGGAACGTTTATTATGAGCTGGATGAGTATTATCACAACATCCGCCACAAGGGTGAGAAAACGAATGGTGAATATGCGGATGACCTGGAAGCCTTTCTTGATGGTGATGAGTATTCAATCTTCATCGACCCGTCAGCAAAGGCTTTTATTATTGAGCTGAAGAAGCGAGGGATCAAAAATATCCGGGCTGCCGTGAATACTGTACTAGATGGTATTCAGACGGTATCTAACCGATTTCAGAATAATGAACTTTATATCTGTGCCGATAACACCAATTCCCTTCAGGAGTTGGTGTCTTACGTTTGGGATGAAAAAGCCGCCGAGCGCGGCGAGGACAAGCCTATTAAGCAAAACGATCATACCTGTGACGCGCGTAGGTACGGTATCCATACGGATTATCTGTTGCAGCGTGTGAAGCAGCGTAAAAAAGAGAGAGAGGAGCGATCTGATCATGACGTGGGGTGGGTGTAAGGCATGAGTGGCGAGCCACAGTGGTTCCAAATATCAAAAGCAGAGGACAGGCATATTCCATCGAGCGCACAGCTACCGGATAGCTTTGAAAACCTATACGATCAGCACGGGCTGCTTCCGTTTCCATCAGGCAATGACCCTGCTTCCTGCAAACTTCTTGTTAAGAACAGTAATATCATTCCGCAGTGTATCGAGGCGTATAAGCGAAACATTGCTGGATATGGTATTGCTTTGGAGTACCTCCCTGGTGAGAGTGATCAGACCGCGCAGGAGGAGTGGAACAAGGCTGATAAGTTCTTGGAGACCTGTAACCTGGAGGATACGCCGGATGAGATTATCAGTTCCTTGATTGAAGACATCGAGAGCAGCGGAAATGCAAATGTGGAGGTCGCTTGGCCTGCCGGTAGTGAGTTTCCGACACTCTACCGAATCAATCCGAAATTCGTTCGTTGTACCCGGGAGACGGATAAGGTGACGATTAAGCGTAAGCGGCTGATCCGATCATCGAAGAAGGTAGAGGAGTTCTCTCAGGATATATATGCCCGGAAATATGCTATGAAGCGAGGGCAATCTGTGGTGTGGTTCCGTCCATTTGGAGCCGAGGGCCAAGGCAATCAGATCATACCTTTGAAGTTGGGAAACGACGGTCCTTATGGTGAACCACGCTGGTTTGGGAATGCACCTGGAGTGGTTGGTAGTCGTGAAGCAGAGGAACTCAATGTTTCTTATTTCAGTAACGGCCGAATGCTCTCTATGCTGCTAACAGTGACCAATGGCCGACTGACGAAGCAATCGATGGAACTGTTACGAAATGTAAAGGGTTCACAATCCCAGGGAGGCATACTCTACTTGGAAGCCATCGGTGAAGAGACTGGGGGGCCGCTAGACGAGAAAGTTGAGAAGGTCTCTATTAAGCTGGACAAACTGAACGATCTGCTGCAACAGGATGCCTTGTTTCTAGAATACGGGAAGGACAAGAAAGCAGATATCCTCTCCGCGTTTCGGCTGCCACCTATACTGGTTGGCCAGAGCTCCGATTACAACCGTGCCACAGCGCAAGCCGCGCTGCGATTTGCAGAGGAACAGGTCTTCGAACCTTACCGCAAGTGGATCATGGATGAGATCTTTAATAAACGCTTATTCCCGGCTATGGGCATCTTCCGTGTACGGGCGACTTTGCGTGGACCGCGCATTATCGATCCGGAAGACCGGAAGGCGTTGCTGGACTTTATCGCAGACCGTGGGATTATGCTGGTCCGTGATCTGATTCCAATTGCTGAGGAAGTGCTGGACACAACTATCGATGAGTCTAAGTACAGCGATGAGTACCTGGATACACCGATTGCTCAACTGATTAATAGTCAGCCTGCATTAACCGTACCAGAACCCGATTCCGATGTGAATGATCTGCAGGAGCAGGTATCCACAATTGCCAAGCGTCTGCTGCGGCAGAGTCATGACGAGGTAGTCGGTCATGTGTAAGGAATGCTGGGAGCGCATCGCAAAAGCAGATGATACAGAGTTTCTGGATAGCTTGGAGCTGACCCATGCGGAGCGGACGGTGCTGGAAGATTTGTACAAGCAGGGAGAAAACCGAATAGTTGAAATCCTTGAGCTACAAGGGAAGGCATTGCATGACGCGATTCTGGACCTCAACGAGGAGTTGCTGATTGATATCGGGGAGCTGGGAAAAGTTATACAGTCCGTGCAGTCCAGCGATTTGTTTACTGTCCAGTTTGAACAGGCGGTATATGATTCCTTCACGCCGCTGTTTCACTTGGCAGGTGAGTCTGAGCTGACGGTGCTTAACACCGACAAGACTTGGTCCACGAAGAACAAGGCGGCTTCCCGGTTTGCTAAGAACCTGCAGAAGCTTGTTCCGGATATGAACGGGACCAGTGCGGATGTCATGACCCGGGCTTTTCAGAAAGCTATTAAGGAAGGAAAGACCCCTTCTGAGCGAGCGCTTTTAGTACGAGAGATAAGCGCAGCGGCCGCTAAAGGTGATGCCGGTCCATTCAACATGGAGCGGGCCATTACCGTTTCGCGAACCATGAGCACAGCAGCGGCCAACGGCGGTAAGATGGAGGGTTGGAAGCAATCTGAGGTGGTTATTGGTAAGAAGTGGAGGTCTTCCAAAGGCGATCGGACCCGTAAGACACACCGTAAAGCAAACGGCCAGGTTCAGCCGCTGAACAAGCCTTTTGAAGTCGGTAAGGGTAAGTTGATGTTTCCGGGAGATCCTTCTGGACGTGCCGAGGAGATTATCCGCTGCCGCTGCACAATGCAGTCGGTGATGGAATGACAACAAAGCCCAGTAGCTTGGCACAGCTACTGGGCTTGTCTCACGCTTGTATACTTCAGTCTCTTGCAATTACTGATCACGGAAGCCCTATGGTAGGGGCATTCCGTCCAAGTATAGCGACTGGTCTTACAGCACGCGGGCTGAATAATCAGTAATACTTCAGGTGCCACCGAAGCTTCTATGAGAGTCGTCATGACTTACGCAGACGTGACCCTGCAAAAAAACGGAGACCCTATTAGCACATGACATTTAGAAAATAATAATTATTCCACATGTAGTTTACCCTGCTAATTTCCGCAGTTTACCCTAGATTGTTCTAATTACGATACTTCTAAACAGAAGAACGAGGGTAGGTCAAAAGTTTAGTCATCTTCGACCACTCCCTTCCAACTTACAGAATATAGGCTCTATTAAAATATATATTCTTTTGGATAATTTTACAATAGTGAAAGGAGGTGAGAACAAAAATGACTTTTAAACTAAAAGACGCTAAGATCACGCACATCTCCTTGGTAGATAAAGGAGCCAATGGCGTGCCGTTTGCTATTATTAAGGCTGCAGGGAAGAACGCTATTCAGAAGCAGGTGCAAATCGCTAAGATTGATGATGATAAGCGGATTGTCAAAGGCGTTGTTTATCAGCCGGATGTGGCAGACGCACATGACGATCAAATGGATGAAGTCGAGATTGAGAAGGCAGCCCATCTCTTCATGGAGAAGCAGCACACCTATAACATCGATAAGCAGCACGATCTCGAAGTCGACAAGGGATTTGTCATTGAGTCTTATATTGCACCCTGCGACATGACGCTCGGTGATCAGCAGATAGTAAAGGGCTCCTGGGTGGCAGCTGTGAAAGTGACTGAAGACGATACTTGGGAGGCAATCAAGAAAGGCGAGATAACTGGCTTTTCAATGTGGGGTGTAGGTAAGCGGGAAGAGATCGAGGAGGAAGGGGAGGTATCCAAGGGAATCTTGAGCCGAATAGCCAAAGCGTTGGGCTTGATCGAAAAGGGCGCGGTCGCTGATAAATACCATAAGAACCGGAAGAACCGAGAATTTTGGGCGGCGCAGGATGCCCTCAACTCGGTTCTTTTTAATTGGGACAGTTATAACAGCGGGATGGAAACCGATGCTGAGACCATTCGGGAGGCGCTTCAAGATTTTGTAGATATTGCGCAGGATGTGCTGACCAAGGATGACATCATAAAAGCCATTGGCACACCTTCAGAGCAGATTGCTAAAGCCGGTAAGAAAATTTCCGCTGGCAACCTGAAGCACGTAGATGATGCGATCGCTGCATTGACCGAACTTAAAAATAAAACGGCTCCTGTAGAACAAGAGCCCGAGGAGGATGACGATTTGAAAGCTGAAGATATTGCCAAGGCCGTTACGACCGCAATGGCCCCGATCGCCAAGCAGGTAGAAGGTCTGACGGCAGAGATTGCGGAGCTGAAGAAAGAGGAAGGTGTCGAAGGTGAAAAGCCTGCAGGTGATGCTGCTCCAGCTGCTACCGCAGAAGAGACTGTAATTACTGAAGCCATTGCCAAGGCTCTTACACCGCTGAGTCAGCAGATGCAGACGCTGGCAGCTGACGTGCAGTTGGTAAAGAATAGCCGCGGTGCTTCCGCGCAAGGTGAGCAAGAAGAAATCAGCAAATCAGAAGGCACCGTAAGTTTCGGACGCTTCCTGTAATTCGAAGGAGGAATGCAAATCATGAGAACAAACGGTAACATCGCTAGTACGAGCATTCGTAAATCAACCATCGTTACACCAATGGACCAAAATGCCTTGAACTATGAGGAAGTTGAAGCTTTCACGGATATGGCGTATGAGGCGAACGGTTTCTTGAAAGGCATTCGGCATGAGAACCGTAAAAGCTCAAAGGGAACAATTGATAAAGTCGGTGTACGTGGCCGGAATATGCGTAGTAAAAAAGAGAATATTATGGCTTCCAACACGCCTGGTCTGACCTTTCCACAGATCCCATATTCAGTGGAGCCAGTAATTGTTCCATTTGATATTACTGAGGAATTTATTCGCCAGACTCAGCGGGTACGTGGCCAAAACGCAGAGGATATCATCATGCGGGCTATGGCTAACAACTACGGTGAGAATATGCAAGACATCGGTTTTAATGGTGATACGGCAACTCTGAACACTGACCCGGATTATGAGTTTTTGAGCATAAATGACGGTTGGTTGAAGAAGGCACGTACCACTGGTCATTACTTAGATTGGAAGACACTTTCGGCTAAAGAGAAAACAGGGATTTTGTTTGAGGTTGAACGTGCGATACCAACCCGTTATCGTGCTGGTGGGGTATTTAAATACTTCATGCATCCAAATACCTTCAGCGAGCGACTTCAAATGTTGGCTGAGAAGGACACTAGCGCATCTATTCAGTTGCAGATCTTGGGGGGCACGAAGAAAGTCAACGCTTATGATGTTGAAGAGGTCTGGAGTATGCCAGAAGGAGCGATTCTCTTCACATATCAGCCGAACTTTGCAATGGTCCACACCTACGATATGCAGATTCGGAAGACGACTGAGGGTAAGGAGGCAATCTGGACTGATAAGCGTTTCTATGCGATTCATTCCGATTTTGACGCCATTTTTGAAGAACCTCAGGCACTGGCCTATGTGGAAGGGGTGGAATTCTAATGCCATACGTAACCTATCGAGGAAAGAACGCCTCACTTCGGTTGTATAGTATTCGTTTTGAGCCGGCTAAGCCGGTACTGGTGGAAGATTCGGTTGTGCTGGAGAAATTGCGTGATCGTTCTGATTTTGAAATCAAAACAGAAAAGATTATTCCACTGGAGGACTTGTCTCTACCGCAACTGAAGGAAAAAGCGAAGAAAGCAGGCATTGAAGGCTTTGCGGATATGAAGAAACCCGAACTTATCAATGAACTAAAGGCACTAGAAGGCGGCGGTGTGCCCGATGCTGACAGTAACACTCCTTAAGAGCCGTAGCCGCGTCAGCACCGTGCAGGAGGCGACTGGTGAACAGCTTGAGCAGTATATTGATGATGCACAGACCCGGATTGAGCTGTATTTACCTGTTTCTTTTCCGGAGGTGGCAGATAAGCAGCTTATGCTGGCCTGGGTCAAGTTGGCGGAGTCGCTGGCGTTACAGGACAGTGAGGAATACCTGGCTTCAGTCGCCCGTGGATACTCAGCGGAAAGTGACGGCGCTTGGACATATACCCGACAGGCAGTTGAAGGGAAGACCACAGGCAATGCTGATGTGGACTCTATCCTCTTCCTGTGGGTCAAGAAGCAGCAGTCCGGGCCGGATGATGGGAACATCACGGCCTATTTACTATGAATCATCGTATGAGTACTCCGCTGGCGGTGTACAGGGTCGGCCGCCAGCAGGATACCGATAATCTGTTCAGTGATCGGAAGGCGGGTAAGGTCGCGGATCTGAAGTGTTTCGTTGTTAAGACGCAGACTGATGCCAAAGCAGATTCCACTCCTGTCATATACATTGTCAAAAAGACAATTGGGGTTCCGAAGACAGCAGAAGTCCGAATTAGTGACGAGGTGTTGCTGTTCGGACGCAAATATCTGGTGATTGACTCTAACCCGCGCCGTTACTGGCGTGAGTTATTGGTGACTTGCGAGGTGAAAGGCAGTGAACATGCATGATTTTGATGGTTTAGCGAAGAAATTCAAGAAGCTGAGCGACGAAGGGGTTAGTCAGATCCTTAAGAACATTGCTGAGGCTGTGGGCGAAACACTTTTGAACCTGGTCATCGATGAGATTGATAAACAGGATCTGATTGACACTGGATTGATGTGGAACTCCTTTACTCGTGGAGAGGACAATAACATTTGGGAATGGGATGTTGACCGCAATTCTATTACTATCGAAGTCGGTTCTAATCTTCCCTATGCACGCCATCTTAATGATGGTTACACCATCCACAAGGCTCACTTTGTCCCAGGCTATTGGGCAACGAATGGAACATTTGTCTACGATCCCAGGGCGAAGGGCGGATTTATGGCCAAGCCCCGTTCTTTCATCGGTAGGCATTACTTTGACATCGCTGTTCAGCAATTGGAGGGCGGGATGAATGCACTGATTATTAAGCGGCTGGAAAAGGAGCTGGGGAGGATGCTGTCATGATGGATGTGGGATTAAAAGCCTGGGCAGAACTCGTGCAGAGGATATACCCGGAGCTGCCGATTCTTCGAGATCGTTCACTTTGGCTGGCGGGGCAGTTTGATCGTCCGAGCGTGTTCATCGAGACGGACCTTGTCTCTGATAAGGCGCACACGCCGCGGGCAGACCGGATCATTGAGGATGTGGGCCTGGTCTTTCATTATGACACTGAACGTAGAGGGGCAGAGGACGCAGGAGAGCCGGTCCCCTTGGATTTATCTCCCTTCTTTCTGTACCTGCGTCAGCAGCGGTTCTGTGTGGTTTCGCAGCGCTTTGGCATAATGATGGTTATTGAAGCCCCGCGCATTCGGCCCATGAATGACCGGATGGAGGTTACATTTCGGTATTCGTACCTGCTGCATATTCCTAAACTCATGATCATAGATGACGGGCAACAACTTCAGAAAATTGATGAATTTCGAATCCATTTTGAAAATGACTGATTCAATGTTAAGTTAATCTAGTTAAAAGATTGAAATTATATGGGATAATTTTCTTTTAAGTTATATAATAATAATGTCACTTCCATATTATTTCCTCCTATTTGTATTACCTTATATAATCCAAAACGGGGGTAATATGATGAAAACTTATAACTTTGGTAGTGCAGCAGAATTATTGAGAAAGTACCTTTCTCAAAAAGTAAAAGGTGTAACTTCAGAAGACTTGGAACAAATTGTTCACTATGCTCTGAAATATTACGCTAAAATTCAACATCATCACCGTAAAGGGGATGATCACGAGTACACTAGTCGTGATATCAAACATCTATACCACAGAATTCTTGCTGATACTACTTTATAGGTAGTGACTGAACTGACTATTGCTTCTCGATAGTCAGTTTTTTAATAAATTGAAGAGAAGTCGCCCCGAGAATATTAGAGCTAATAATGAGTACAAATCGCCTAGGGATTGGCGGTTTTCTTTTGATCATTAAAGGAGGAATTCTTAAATTGAGTATAAAAAAACAGATTCGGCAGCCTACTAGTGTTGTTCCAGATACCCTAAACAAGCGGAGTAAGCAGGAATGGATTGAGAGCGCAGTGGTTTTGAAGCGGGAACGCTTTGAGATTGCAGGCGCTCTTTTTGATTGTGAAGATGATGCTCTGCTGTCTCAGCAGGAAGTTATTCAAAAGGTGCAGGCCTATTTGGGTCTAAAAACAAAGGAGGAAATAGTGAATGTCGATACAACGGAATAGACCAGGCGCGTATGTGGAGCTGCAGGCGGTTGCGAAGTCACGTGTTCTATCAGTATCTGGCCGTGTTTTGGTACCGTATCAAGCGGAGTGGGGGTTGCCGAATAAAGCAGTGGATATGGCGGATCAGTCCGAGCGCTTCAAGGAATCTGGTCTACTTGTAGATGAGTTGGAACTGGCAGCAGAGAATGGCGCAACGGTAGTGGGTTATAGGGTTACGGATGGGAATGAGGTAGCTGCCTCGGTTGCTGTAGCTAGTAGCTACACAATTGAGGCCCGTTATCCAGGAACGCGAGGGAACGATTTTGAATATCTCATCCGGGCGAGTCTGGTGGATGCAACAAAGAAAGAAATCGTTATTCGGGACACGAAAGGGATCTATGATACAGAGACTTTTCTTGTGGCTGATAAAACTGAAGCTATTAATGCTCTGAAAAAGTCCAACATGGTACGTTTTAAGGACACAGGTACAACGGCGTTGGCTGATGTTGCCTATACCAAGTTGGCCGGCGGAGTTACCGGTACTGCAGCGATCACGGCAGCCAATTGGAGCGGTATCTTTAATCGCATTGATGGTCTAGTGTTTGATGTCGTTTATCTACCTTCCTCGGACGCAGCGGTACAAGCTGCTGCTAAGCAATGGTTGCTAGATCGGCGTAGCAAGGCTCGAAAACTAGCACAACTGGTCATTGCAGGAGCATCGGCGTCTGATGATGACATTGAAGCTCACAACACCCGCAGCCGCGCTGCTAATGCTCGTTTTATCATCAATTGCTCTTTGGCTGGCGAACATGCTAACGGAAAGATCTATAACTCCCTGCAGTGGGCTGCATGGGTGGCTGGTCTTGCAGCTGGAACACCAGCGAATAAATCATTTACGGGTGTTAAGGTACCAATGACTGAAGCGCTAGTGGATTGGAGCCATAGTGAAGTTTTAAAGGGGTTGGCCGAAGGTACGCTGATGGCTACCCGTGACGGTTATGATTATATTATTGAGTCGGCAGTGAACACATTAACCACGCTTGGTGCAGGGGAACGGGAGGACTTCGGCAAGATTCGAGTTTCCATGACGATTGACCAAATCCTGAATGACATCTACACTGCTGGCAAAGCAAACAAGGCTAAGCTGGATAATGACAAGGATGGTCGGGGTATGTTTATCGCAGCAGTCGTTAGTTATCTGAAGACTCGTGCTGGACAGAAGGCGATTGACTCAGAGTTTACATTTACTGAGCATCCAACGAAGAAAAGTGATATGGATTATGCTTACTTCTCCCTGTCGGCCAAACCGCTGGACGCGATTGAGATCTTTAATATTGATTGGGAGGTGGCGTAATCGATGGAACGCGAACTTATTGGCCGTAATTTATCCGTACAGGATGACAATGGCGACTCTATTCAGACCATTAAAGAGGTGGAGGTTATCCTGAAGCCAGAGACATTGGATATTATCCGTGCGCGAAAGATGTCTAAAACAAAGCAGATTGTGGGTTATGAAATTACCGTGAAGTTGGTAATGTCTAAACTGGAATCCAGCCTTCGTTACCGACTGCTAGCTGATTTCAAGGCGGGTAAGACGATGTTCCTGGACCGGATCACTGGCTCCCTTGAGGACATGCAGACTGGTAATGTAGAACGGGTGATGATCAGCGGTGTGCATATACATGATGAAATGGATCTGCTCGTTGCGAAGATTGACGACAATAATGGCATTGATATCACGCTTTCCGGTACTGCAAATGATTTTGACTTCATTGAACAGTTTCCGGATTATATGGCATAGGGACGGGTAACCGTCCTTTTTCGGAAGAAATAATAGAGAAGATTAATATAATTTTTTTGTCGTGGAAAATAAATCCATAGGATGTTATTGTATTTATGGTATAAACATTCTATGTGATGAGGGATTCTCTTGAAAATATTTATTAGTTCAACTAGTCACGATTTAAGCGATTTTCGTGCTTTAATTGTTGATCGACTTGAAAGACGTGGTCATGAAGTGATATATCACGAAAGCCCGACCTTTCCAGCTAATACTGGACTCCATTCACATGACCATTGTATTAAAGCAATAAATCATGCCGACATAGTACTTTGCATTATTGATAGAAGATATGGAGGTATTTATGAAGGTAAATTTAATTTTGTTATAGACCCTTTCAAAATTAAAGCAGGATCTGCGGAACTGGAGATAACAGTTCCTAGTGACAGATTAAGTATTACATGGTGTGAACTAATAGAGGCTTACAATCAAAATAAACAAGTTATGACATTTGCTAGACAAAGAACCTTAGACGAGAAACATACTCGTCGTAAAAATCAGAGTATAAAAGATTTTGAGCCAGCTTATGTTCAAGCAAATGAAGTTTTTGATCTACTCGATTGGATAACAAAAAAGAAAACAAATAACTGGATTGCATCTTTTGAAAATATAGTTGATTTTGAAAAGAAGTTAGAAGTTTGGATTACAGAAGTTGAAAAATCTTTAATATTTGCAGCAAATGATAATGAAGTTACCAATAATGAATTAATTGAAAATCCTCCTGTTAGCGAAGTTGAAATCGAAGACTATGAAGAAGTTGAAAACGTAGGGAATGGGGAAGAAGATTCAAATCCGATTGATAAGATGATGAAGAGAAATGAAAAAGGAAAATATTTAAAAATTAATGGCAAGCGTTATTATTTAAAACAAGATGATCTGGAAAATTATAGATCTACAAAACGTATAACATTAATTGTTGAAGGTAATTCTGATAAATCAATACTAAATGTTATTGTCAGACAGTTAAATTTACTCAGTGAAATTAATATTGTATCAATACAAGGCTCGTTTTCTCAAGTTAAAAATATTAATGAGTTTCTAGAGACTTATATTGAACCCACAAACTCAGTAGTGGTTGTTCTTGATAAAAGCGAGATTACAAGGGCAGTGAACCTTTTCAATGAAGTTCATGAGAAAATAGATGGGAAGGTTATTTTTATTGAAGCTGATCCACGTATAGAAGAATGGTTATTCGTAGGTCTTTCTGAATATTCGGAGGAAAATAATGAATTTAAGAGCAGCAGCACAGGCTGGAAGCTAAGGTTAATTAATAGAGCTATCAAAGGAAATTATGATTTATTAGCAAATAACTATGATTTGGAACTTGCCATGAGTTCTTCACAATCTCTTGAAATATTCGCTTCATTGTTAATGAGCCTAGATAGGGATAATATAATTAATCCTTTTATACAGGTTAGAGAAGTATATTAATACAAAGTTTTCAAGGCTACCTTTTTAAGGTGGCTTTTTGATTTTAAAAAGATATATGGAGGTTTTCCCGTGAGTGAAAAATTAGAAAAATATCTATCCAAAGGCAAAGCAGGTCGTAACGACGATACCATTACTGTGCCGGCAGACGGAGAAGAATGGTCTGTGCGCCGCCTGACTACTATTGAGGTACGCCGAGCCTATGAGCTGGCCTATGAAGACAACGGAGATCCTAAAGATTCCTATAACGAGATCGACGTAATGATCGTTAAGGCAACCGAACATGAATTTGATTGGAACAATAAAGATTTACTACTCGCCTTCAATTGCACCAGTAAATATGAGC